GGAAGAGGTTGGCGAGCTCGTGCCATCCGAAGAGGCTCTCGTTCTGAAATTATGAAAGAAAGGAGGATTGTGAATAAAGATGTTTAGCACATCGTCCTTGACAATACTGGCAATTGTTGTTTTTGCAACGATTGTGTTGTATGTGGTGGAACGATACACTCGCCAGAAGCCTATCGAGACAGCAGATGCTCTAAAACTTGGGACGCTTTCGGCAGCACTCACTGGAGGTGTCCTGTATGCTGTTGGGGACACGGAGGTTATCAGCACAGCAGTTGAGACGGCTCAAGATATGTTTGTAGGCAAGCCGGCATTTTAGGCTTCTACAATCAAACAAGGCTCTCCGACCGGTATACGTTCGGCATATAAATACGGAGTTGCCACAAGATCAATCTGAATACGGGGAATCGCTGTATTTTTACAGTAGCGAGCAATCGCTTTGTAAAGATGGAAGCCTCTGTATCTCTCGTGTGTGTCCTTTTCTGTGAGATCTCTAAAAAGAATGGATGTTCCATCTGGAAGAGTTGTCCAGCTCATCAATAATTTGAATAAAGGATCTGCCAAATACTCTTCTTCAAAAGGACCTTTTGGATAACAATCCCAAAAGATTGAGGTAGCCAGACGTACAAGATCAAACGACGGATTCGGCTTGAACTCTGGAAATTTAGGATTGTAAAAAGGTGTCAGATTATACTGACCACCTGCTTCTTCATTCACATCAAAATGATCAGACATAAAGAATCGAGGATCACGCATTCCTGCTAACCGAACCGAATAAGTAGCTCTATCAAAATCGATGATTTTCACAATATAGCCGTATGTTGGAACACGGTACTGTTTTCCGCTCACATTGTAGTACAGATACTCACGCGTTGTAGAAACATACATAACATTATTCACGTGTAAATCGTTGTGTACAAGCCCATAATAACGCTGGGCATACGCAAGAGCAAACACGATTTGAGCAATCCACGCAATTCTTTTTTGAACCGAGGGGTTTTCCTTTAGTAGTTTATACAGCGTCCCATCACATCTCTGCATAATTGTCACCTGTACGGGAACATCTTTAAACACGGCTTCTGCGAATACTTCATCTTCATCGTCTTCAAATCCAACACCATCTGCGTGATAATTTGTACCCGTTGAACAGGTATGTATTCCAAATACGTAGCCTGTCGACATACTTTCATCATTCGATTCTAAATCGCTATCTGCTGAATCATCGCTGGATTCTTCTGGCAATACAATCGGTTCCAGAGACTGGATAGGTTCTAACTCTTCAACTTCCAAATGAAGTTCGGATTCATCTGTTTTAAGAGCGGGTTTTGGAGAGTCATCAGGAAACGAACGTAATTTCAAATCAAAAAAATGCCCTAGATTTTGGATAAACCACGGACGATCTGCCAAATCATCATAATCGTCTGAAATATCTAGGACATGTTTGGAAGCAATTCCTGTGAAAGCACCGTATACTTCGGGGAAATGAACACATCCTGATTCAGATAAAAGTACGTTGGCAAGTGATCCTACATATGCTGCGTTATGAATTGAATGAATACGCTTGTATTCTTGTGCTGAACTCTCTTTTTCACAAGGTAGACCTGATGTACCAAAATCGCCACGCATAATGCGATACGAAGGTAAAATCATCGTGATCTTTTTGTGAATATGGTGTTGAATCCCGCCAACATAGATGGAAGAAGGACCGCTAATTGTTTGTATTGGGTTACGTACTTTCAATCCATAATTGTAGGGACTCCGAATCGAATCCATCTTAAAAAGCTCTTCCAAAGAAGGAAAAAACGCCTGGATGCGTTTAAGATCCCAATGTTGTTCTGCTTGTTCTTTAAGTCCTTGCATGTTGGATACCTTTTGGACGTCTAGTGGGACGACAGAGGTTCTCAACTCTGATTTTCTCATTATATTCGCCTGTTACTTGTCTAATCCACAGTCTCCCGCGACATTCTTACTCTCGGTCGGCACGAGCCTGCTCACGCCGGACGGTGCGTAGCTGGCTGACTAGATCCGACAACTCGCGAAGAGCACGACGGCTCTTGTCGAGCAAGTAGATCTGCCACGTATCCGTGATCGCTCGCTCTACGTGATCCTCCTCCGTGAGATCCTCGTCGCCCACCATTGAGACATCGTCATCGTCGTCCTCCTCCTCTGGCACGTAATCCGAGTCGTTCTCGTCGTCGTCATCCTCCTCCTCTGCCATACCCGCCGCCTCTGCTAGAATGCGAAGCTCCTCGTACTCATCTGCGGCATTGTCAATCAGGATAGCCGGGACGATGCCAGTGCGACGATCTGCTCGCTTCTCTGTAGACATATACTCATCAGCCTTACGAGGTGCGGGAGGCGCCACCGCCGCAGCACGAGGCTTTGTCGGGGTACGAAGGGCACTCTTCTCCTCTGCAGACATGAAACGATGAAGACGCTCTTGGCGCTGCTCAAGCGAACCGGATGTTCGCGCACCATAAGACTCCAGCTGCTTGTTGATCCAGGACGAATTGTTGAAGTTGGCGGTAGTGTAGCTCATTTCGAATTATGCTGTCCATTTTTCTCAGAGTCGGACCCCGATCCGTTTTGATGATAATGTAAACTACAATCGACAATCGATCCTCCTTGTGGTAACCAATAATCAAAATGCGGGGATAGATATCTTGAATACACATATCTCAGCTTTCTTCCGAACGAATCCACGAAGATGAAGATGGTATACATGAAAAACAAACCGGTCGTATATGTGTGAACGTAATGCGACATATGCTTTCGTACCGGAAAGATCGGAAAGTTTTCGTTAATGAAATATACAACCCAAAACGATGATAAAGAAATCAAAACAATCTCAATCACGAGATCAGACATATGAAACGCGAATGATTTCTTTTCCCATTCGGTATTCTTACCGGGTTCATACTCATCAAACAGATAGTAGAGTATAAACGACATCATCGTGCCTAAAAAGGCATAAATAACCGCAAGAATGCCTATATTTGCTGTAAGGGGCAGAATATCAGACCACATCATCCCTGATTTTGGATGAACTGTGTACGCATACTTTCCCATTGTGTTTGTAGCACGAAAAACAAACATAGAGATAGCAACAATGGACTTCAACATCTCAAAATTTAATATGAATATTATTAAAGATCGCACAGCTCCCGATTCGCGTAAATCTCCAATGATTGTGATTATTGGTAAGAAAGATACTGGGAAGTCGTTCTTGGTACGCGATATACTTTTTCACACGCAAGAATGTTATCCAATCGGCACAGTTATTTCAGGAACGGAAGTAGCAAATGAATTCTTTCAACATATGGTTCCATCCAAACTCATTCACGATAAATACAAGCCTGAAATTGTCACAAACGTTATTCGGCGACAGTTATCACTAAAACAAGCACGAAATAAATCAAGTGCGGGAGGTGGATCGTCTTCGGTTGATCCAAGAGCATTTCTAATTTTAGACGACTGCTTGTACGATGGCAGTTGGATCAAAGAAGAATCTACACGCTATGTATTTATGAACGGGCGTCACGTTGATTTGTCAACGATGATCACAATGCAGTATCCGCTTGGTATCACACCCAATCTGAGAACCAACGTTGACTTCGTATTTATTCTGCGTGAAACTATTTTGGGAAATCGACGCAGAATTTACGAGAATTATGCCGGTATGTTTCCAACCTTTGACATGTTTTGTCAGTTTATGGATCAATGTACCGAAAATTACGAATGTCTTGTAATCTGCAACGGGGTTCAGTCGAACCGCCTTCAAGATCAAGTGTTTTGGTATAAGGCACAGGATCATCCACCATTCCGGCTGTGTAATCCTTCTTTGTGGATAAACAATCAACCCTTTTCATCTGCTATTTTGGGTGCTTCAGAATACAACCAGACGATGATTCAAGATAAGAAAGGACCTTCCATCTATGTGCGAAAGGGAGAGGGACGAGAAGATAGGATGTGATTAAGCATCACGCAAAGCACCCTCTGCCGGGTGAACAGCGGGTAGCGTCATAACCGACGCCGCAGCTAGAGCAGCTTTACGCTTGGCATTCTCCTCCTTTTGTGCCTTCATTGACTGCTCACGCTCCTCTGCGAAAAATAGCTCGCGATTGGACTCGTTCTCCTTGTACTTACGCATAATCTCATTCAGCTGACTGTTTGCGTACTCGACATTGTCCATGAGGTGCTCCGAGGGATCCCACGGTAGCCAGCATCCCATCTTGCCAATCACAATGTTGTCCTTGGGATACTTACGCTGCAAAACCTTGCACCACAACTGAGACTCCTCATAAGAAGGGAATGCCCGACGCACCTTGACTCCACGAATATTGCAGTTGAAGTTCACGCTCTTATCAAACGCCTCCTGTAGCTCCTTCTCGTGCTTCAGAAGAAACACCGAATACTTTTCAGGGACATCTGTCTTGCGAATTTCAGAATGGTGTGTCTTCTTGAACTCCTTCATATCTGCCATAATACTGTCGATAGGTACCTCGTACTTCTTGGAAATATATGCAGCAAAGTGGTCGAGACCCTCTACCTTCCAATCATAGTCCATCCACTCAATAAACTTCTCGAAAAAGTACTGCTCTTTACGCTTGACCACCTTCTCGGGAGACATAAACGATACAATCACATATCGCTGGTTTGGAAGCTCGGGATCCTCGTCTAGGTAATCGATGAGCGATCCATCATCTTCGCGACTAGGTAGAGTAATTGGAGTACTCATTTATATTGACCGCCGCGTGTCTTCTTAAAACCGTTACGCAATAATAATTTTGTGCGTTTTAACATAAAATGATGTGGGTGAGTCTGTATGCTGCTGCTCTTTTCTTTGTGCTGACCCCAGGTGTTTTAGTACGCCTCCCTCCTAATGGAAGCAAGCTCGCCGTGGCGGGTGTCCACGCCCTTGTGTTTGCTGCGGTGTGGCACTTCACCCACCGCCTTGTGTACCGTGCGTGTGTCCTAAGTTCGTAGGAGTGTTAACCCGACAAATATAAATGCTACACCCAAATACTGATAAATAGAAGTTAGACGATCACCCAACAGAACGTATGCGGCTATACTTCCAACTAGCCCAGACACACCGTCCCACATCGCATTGACATACAAAACATTGTTAAAACGAAGTGACTGAATCAAAAAGAATACCACGCCAACATAACCAACAATACCCAGCGCAAGATGGTTATCGTTGTTTGACTGGGCAAAAAACCGAAGCTGAAAATCCCCAAATATTTCTATGAGGGACAGTGAGACAATGTAGAAGAAGCCCCAATCCATTTATTGCCAACAACGTAAAAAAATCTCACTACCGGAATATAAAACAGAATGGCTGACTCTCAGAAAGCTCCTGCGCCACCCTCGATGAGCATTGACTTTGGCGACCTGCTGAAGCGCCTTGTAAAGTACGCCCTGGAGGGTCTCGCCGTGGCTGTGGCGTGCTACCTGCTCCCAGGCAAGAAGCTCCGTGTCGATGAGATCGGTACGATTGCTCTGACTGCCCTCGCCGTGTTCGCCATCCTGGACATTTATGCCCCGTCGGTAGGCTCGTCGGCGCGCACGGGTGCCGGCTTCGGTATCGGTGCAAATCTGGTAGGATTTCCCCGCTTCTAAATAGATAGTAGAAAATGCCCGACATAAGTTCACAAACGAAGAAAATGAGAGGTGTATACACAGATGGGTGGAACTCATTTTGGCATATCGTTTTTGGGATCTTGGCTTCCAAATTCCCAAAATTGATTGTAACCTTGTTTATGGCGTATCAGCTTTACGATAATCAAGAGACAAACGTGGTAATCGATATCGCAGAGTTTATGTACGGGTACGTAGTAGGTATTGGATTGCTTATTATTGGCTAGATTCAGTCGCATACGATGTGTACAGAAGCATCCCAACAGCGTATCCAGCAAGAGCAAAAAGAGCAATCAACAATGGGAACATCACTGTATAAACATACACTGATTTTCGTAATAGGAACAGCATACAAGTATGGAGCCACTCGTTCGATACAAAGGCAAATGGTTTAAAATCCTGCCAAAGCCCTTCGAACCTGAACGTCTCACATTTGAGGTGGCGTGGATGAAGATTAAACACGGAACTGGCTACCCTCAATGGTTCAAAAAAGAGCGTAACATTTCCAAGATAGTTTATAATGAATGATTTGCTATATTCCTTCCTACTAACATCCGGATTCACAATTATTGTACTGGTTGTCTTTGTGATTCTATATTGGGGTATTCGTGGCTTTCTTCCAGGCAGTCGAGTTATTGAACTTCCCCTTGTTCAGCCAAATGGATTGGATAC